GTCATTTTAATCAGTTGTTTATTACAGTTGTTAAAAGAATGTAGCGTGAACTGTAACACCATTGAACAAGCTAATTAGGCCTGACTACATTACAAATATACAAATAATATTTTAATAAACAATACTTTTTATGGTTAATTATTGATTTTTTGTAAGTTTAGCAAAGAAGAGGTATCCTCACCGTTTTCATAGAGTATTGATTTCACAGGGTTTGAGGGGTATATTTCAACGAGCGTTGAATTTTCGTTGAGTAAAAAACCAACCACTGAGAAGATAATAAGAAGATAATAAGAAAAGAATAAGAGTAATATGTCGATTAGAAAATAAAAGCCGTTTCACTTGCTTTTTGAATATATCTTTTGTATCTTACAATTATGAAATTACAAACAACTAAAAATGGTAAACACAAACTTAATTCAGATTTAACACTTGATGAGGAATTAGTTTTATTGGTTTACAAATCATTATACTCAAATGAGCCATTTAATTTAAGTGTCGCTGTTGAGCCGTTAAATATGTCCAGGCAACATATAAGCAGAATGGTGAGAGGATTGATTACGCGCTCTTATATGAAGCGTACGAGCAATATATCGGTCGACTTAGTTGGCTACAATAACAAATTACCAATTAACACAAACTTTATCTTCACTTCTGATTTAACAATTGATGACAAGAGAATGATAATTTTATTATACAAGACTTTTTCCGATAAGGATTATATAAACACTGAGGAACTAAACGCATTACCTGAAGAGTTAACGCTTGAATTAATAGAGACGTTAATGGAGGAGGGAGTAATCATGCATAACTTACCGATTGACTTTACAGACGTATTCACTTTAAACTCTCATTATGATTTATAATATAATTTACTTAGTTGGAAGTCCTTTAATTGTTTGGTCTTTCTACAATATATTCAAAGACTTTAAGTTTAGTAAATACTTTTTCTTACAAACTTTAAACTGTTGGAAGTGCTTAAGTTTCTGGACTACTTACTTAATTACTATCTTAGTTACTAAAGAATTATTATATTCGTTGTGTCTGGCCTCTGCTGTGTCTTATGTGGCATTTAGATTAGACAAGAAGATAAACAGAGACAAGGATAATAATATTAAACTATGGTAATCAAATTAAAAGATATAATATTATCAGTTGGTATAATAGTGATTATAATAATGTTGGTATTTAAACAAGATAAGCAGGTCTTTGAAGTTCCAAAGATAGTGGAAGTCGAGAAGATTATCGAAGGTAAAGAGACAGTTATTGAACGAGTGCAAATTGAGATAGTTAAAGAGAGCAAATTAATTAAAAAACTATCTACAAAAATCGAACAATTAAGAATTGAACTCATGAAGGTTAAACAAGTAAAAGACACAATTAGAATTATTGAGGTTCAAGATACAATCATTGATAAATTAACTATAACGAATAAAAGACTTGACACGGTTATCGTTTTAAGAGATAGCGTGATAATCGACCAAAGATATATCATTGAATCACATGACACTATTAACAAGGTACAAGAACACAATATTAAAAGACTGAAGAGACAACGAAATATAGGAATCTTGGTCGCAGGAGTAGTTACTGTAATAACATTATTAAAATAAAATGAAAGACTTTAAATTTACAAAAGAAGAGATAATATTTTTAAAAGATATTAAAAGAAAAGGAACAATATCAAACAAACAAGCCCTTACGGTTGAGTCTATTTTTCAAAGGATGGACTCTAATTATACCCTATCGTGCAACTCCTGCTCAAGTGTAATTGCAAAAGAAACAAAGAAACTAATTGACTTATCGGAACGTATTGCGGAATCTGACAAAGTTACGGTTGATTTAAACTCAATGAAGATGCACGAAATTAAGAGTTTGGTATTGTCGGAAACGGGTACTAAATTGACCACAGTAGGAAGGACAAAGGTAAGTGTAATCAAAGAGGCTAATAAATTACTAAATAAATAAGATATGTGTGGAATATGTTTAAGCTCGGACAATGATGGTTACAATGATTTTATTTCCGACATGGAGGTTAATTTTAACTTTGAATCAATAGGTAAAACTTACAAGACTAATCAAATTGATAGCTCTTATTTTACTTATATGAAAAAAGAGAGATTTGACTTGAAAGTTGAGAAGCTTTACAAGTACCAACCTCAAAAAGGTTATGCACCAATACAAAAAAATACAAGACGTTTTTGTAGTCGGTTGTATATTAGAAGTTCTGGAAGTAAATACTTTACTTTAAGAGAATTACAAGCAATGATAACACCAGGCAAGAAATACGGACAACGTGACGTCTTACTGAACTGTGGTAATTATTCAGCGAATCCAAAATATACGACTTGTCGTCATAGGTGGGTGAGATATTTACGAGACACAGAAACAGGAAACATAGCAGTAGACCCAAAACAACCTAGATTTCACAAATCAACAGCGAAATAATGAAAAAAGAATTAAAACTAACACCTAAGCAAATAGCATTCTGTAATATTTACATTGAAACAGCCAACGCATCAGAGGCTTACAGACAATGTTATGAAGTTTCACATATGAAAAGCACCTCCGTAACTCGTAAAGCGTGTGAGTTAATGAAAAATGACAAGGTAAAAGCAAAGATTAAAAGTTTGCAGGACGCATTGGCTAAAAAGTCAATGATTACTAAAGAGGATTTAATAATGAAATTGATGTTAATTGCTAATGACTACCAGGACAATAAAGAGTTTACAAACAATACAGATATTAGCGAACTTCGCAGAGCGGAAGTTTTATCAAGTTTGGCAAATAGTGCGAGTTCTATCTCAGCAATAAAACAAGTGTCGAAAATGTTAGGTTTTGATGCTCCAGAACAGATTGAGATTGACCAAAAAATTACTATTAATATAACTAAACCAGATTTCCCAGAAAACCGCAATTAAAAAATGAATATAGATTTTTCTCCAACTCCTAAGCAGTGGTTAATGTTTGAGACATTTGACGACAAGGACACAACTGAGGTTTTGTTTGGTGGTGGTGTTGGTAGTGCTAAGTCTTACGGTTTGTGCTCACTAATAACAATTAAATGTTTGCAATACCCAGGAATAAGAGTTTTATTAGGTAGAAGGGTTTTGAAGGATTTAAAAAAGACTACACTGGTGTCTTTGTTTGAGGTTTTTGCAGACTTCGGATTAACGACTAATGATTATAATTACAATCAACAGAGCAGTGAGGTTACGTTTTTAAATGGCTCTGTCATATTATTAGCAGAGTTGGCATATTTGCCAAGCGACCCAAGTTTTGAAAGGCTTAGGGGTAACCTTTTGACCTTCTCTGCAATTGATGAGGCCTCTGAAGTTTCCGCAAAGGCTCGTGAGATAGTTGCGTCAAGGTGTGGACGTTGGAAAAATGAAGAGTTTAATGTTAAGCCCATGTTGTTTATGACAACAAATCCAAGTAGAGGTCATTTAATGGATGACTTTTATTTGCCATTCACCAAAGGCACGTTAAAAAACCACCGTAAATTTATTCAAGCTTTGCCTCAGGATAACCCATACTTACCAAAGGCTTATATTGATAATTTAAAAAATACTTTATCCAATGCAGAATACAGAACTTTGGTTTTAGGGTTTTGGGAGTGGTCTGCAAACGATAACTGTTTAGTAACTTACGACAGTGTAATTGAATTGTTTGAACATGACGAACCCGAAGCCTTAAAAGATGACTATTATTTAAGTGTTGATGTTGCCTTTAGTTCTGACAAGTGTGTCTTAGCTCTTTGGAATGGTGACAATGTTATTGATATAATTGACTTGCCTAAAAATGTAAAACCAGAGGAAAAGATTAAGGAGTTAAAAGAAAAGTATAATATATTTGAAAAAAATATAGTAATTGATGTTGTCGGAGCGGGTTTATATTTAAAAAACTATTTTCCGAGAGCGTATCAATTTAACGCAGGAGGTAAAGTTTTAAACGCAGAACCTTATGAGCATTTAAAAACTCAAACTTATTCTAAATTAGCTGAAAAAATAAATAAAGGAGAAGTAAAAATTCATACTAAAAACCACAGAGAGGATATCGTTTCGGAACTTATGCAGATAATAACTTTACCTGCTGAATTAATTGGAGGTAAAATGAAAATGATTACTAAAAAAGACATCAAACATAATATTGGACACTCTCCAGATTTCCTGGATGCGTTAAGTATGAAATGCGTTTTTGATATTAAAAAGAAATACAGACAAGCCTTTTAAATAAAAATCAATTTAATACCGTTATTTTAATATATTATACTTATATTACAACATGAAGAAAAATTTTTACATAGTGATAGCCGTTTTGATTTTAATTATTTCGTTGCCTTTTGTGTTTGTTGGAATTATAAAAGAGTTTGTTGTTAATTCTATTGATGCAGGAGGAGTACTTTATACAGAGGTGCATTCACACATTACCGATAAACTTTAATAGTTATGAATAATTACACAAAATGGTCAGCATTTGGCTCTAAATCTAAAAAAATGGAGTTTTTATCTCTGTTGTCAAGTAATGGAGTTAAGGCATTTGATGGTAGAAAGACAGCTAAGCGTATATTAAGACATGGTGAGGACATCAAAGGTATTGATTACAACCGTAAGAACAACAGAGGAGCGTTCTTTGTATCTACTGACAAAATAGATTACAAAAATACAATGAACTTTGATTTGGACAATGTAAATTTAGTATGGGCATTACAATTTATAATTAAGTTATGAAGATAGAAATTAAAGAGAGTTGGAATGAAATTACATTAGCTGACTTTTTAGAGATAAATAAGGTTAATGAGTCAGAAGAGTTCAAAGATACGGTTGTTGCTAAACGTATTAAATTAATATCAGTTGTGTCTAACGCAAGTTATAAGTATTGATTCTGATACATTAGAGAAGTTAATTGAGTCTACAAAGTTTTTAGATACTATTCCAGAAGAGAATAAGGACAAGGTGTTTAAAATTGAAGGAATGGAGCATATGATTATTCAAGACTTTAATAAGCTTACAGCAGGTGAGAGTATTTCACTAGAGCAGGTGTTATTAAATAAAGATGAGAAGGGTGCGGATATTATTTCAGACATTTTGAGTATTCTTATAAGACCATGTACGAACGGAGTAATAAATAGGTTTGATGAGAATTTAATCGAAGAGCGTAAACAATTATTTTTGAGGGCTTTAACAGTCCCCGACTTTATGGGGTTTTTGACAGCTATCTTAGTTGGCGCGACCTCGTTAGAAAGTCTTATTCAAAGGTTTTCAACAGTAAAGTAAAGTACGGTTTAGATGGTAAGACTGTTGAGGACAAACCCGACCCTTTTACATGGTTGAGGTTTATTGACAACTTGACAGATAAAAACATAATGAAACATGAAGCGTTTTTTGAGCTTAATTGGATTTATGTTTTAAACGTCCAGGAAATGAGGTTGATTGACGCAGAGAAAGAACACGAAAAAAATAAACAGAAGTAAATGAATAATACTTTAAACAACAT